GTTAGTTAAGGGATTTAAATTAACACTTACATCAATAGAACTTACACTTAGATCTTGTATATAAGCATTGCCCCATAGTTTATTACTAACACCTAAACTTCCAGTATTGTTAGTTAAAGGATTTAAATTTTCACTTACATCAATAGAACTAACGCTTAAATCGCGTATATATGCATTGCCCCATAGTTTATTACTACCACCTAAACTTCCACTAGCATTAGTTAAGGGATTTAAATTAACACTTACATCAATAGAACTAACGCTTAAATCACGTATATATGCATTGCCCCATAGTTTATTACTAGCACCTAAACTTCCACTAGCATTAGTTAAAGGATTTAAGTTTTCACTTACATCAATAGAACTTACACTTATATCGCGTATATAAGCATTACCCCATAGTTTATTACTAGCACCTAAACTAGAGTTGTTAGCATTTAGAGGATTTAAATTAACACTTACATCAATAGAAGTCACACTTAAATCGCATATATAAGCATTGCCCCATAGTTTATTACTAGCACCTAAACTAGAACTGTTAGCATTTAGAGGATTTAAATTAACACTTATATCAATAGAACCTACGCTCATATTATTTATATAAGCATTATTCCATAGTTTATTGTATTCGCCTAAACTTTCAATATTGTTATTTAATGGATTTAAATTTCCTGAAATACTGATTCCTATTGATGATACAAATGTTTTAAGTGTGTTATTATATAAAAAATTAACATTTGCTCCGGATATTTCAAAACCAGCACCATCTGCTTCATACGAATTTTTAGCATTTGAAGCTAATACTATCATTTTATCACTTATGTCTACAACACTAGAATTAATAGTGGTAGTTAATCCTTCAACAATTAAATCGCCTTTAATTCTAACAGTCCCATTATTATCTTGTCCTGCGGGATCTATTGTAAACATAGAAGGAACATATAAAGTATATCCTCCAAATGAAACATCACCTGCTACATTTAATGTATCTAATAATCTAGTTGGTCCAGCAACATTTAATCTAGAACTAATATCTGTTGCTCCTGCGCTTAAATCATGTAATATAGTTTTTTCAGTAACTACTATATTTCCCAAAGTAACAGTACTTGATGAAGATGAAGTGACTATTTTTTGATTATTTATAAATACGCTACTTGCACTAATATCTATATAATTCTCCCATATATCAATATATGTATTATTACCTTTTGATAATTTTAAATTACTAACATCAATACCTGCTCTAAAATTAGAACCAGTAAATATATAATTATCTTCCGGACTGTTAAAAATCATTCCCGACATTATATAAATAGAATTATAAAATATAATATTATCTTACATTTTACATTTTATAATTTGACGGTTTTTAAATTTGACGGTTTTTAAATTTGACGGTTTTTAAATTTGACGGTTTTTAAATTTTTATATTTGCCTTAAAATAATACCCGATGAACCGTTTATTAAAGAAGTTCTAACATTAATTATTCCCATTTGTTTTCCTGTAATGTTCTTCTCTAATTTATATTTTAAATAATATTTTATTGTACCACTATTAATATTTTCATCTAAATAAGTCAAATTATATGGAATACTTAACCCATTTGTAACATTTATAATTCCAATACTACAATCTTGTATAATCATACTTGAATCTCTCCATAATTCTATTGTCATTCTTTCTTTGTAAGCATAACTACAATATAAAGTTGTTTTAACATTAACTAAAATATTAGTATTATTATTACATATATTAATAGTATTGTAAAAACTATTACTTAAATCTATTAGTTCACTAGTGGATGTAGTAAAATTTGTATTGTCAAATATTGTTTTATTAGAAATATTATGAGCGTTTGTAATTTCTCTCAATAGAATTCTAGATGAACTATTATTATTGGTTTTAATATTAATAAGTCCCTGATCTTTTGCACTATTATTATTATCTAATTTATATTTTAAGTAGTATTTATTTGGACCACTATTAATGTTTTCATCATAATATGTCATATTATAAGACAAATTTAATCCACCAGCAGCATTAAGTGTTCCCAAACTGCAATCTTGCGTAAGCATAGTTAAATCTCTCCATAATTCTATAGTAATTCTTTCATTATATGCATAAGAACAATATAAACTTGCTTTAACATTTACTAAAATATTACTATTATTACATGGATTTATAATATTATAAAAAGAGTTGCTTAAATCCATTAAATTATTAGTATTAGTTGTTAAAGTAGTATTAGTAAACTCTGTGCTATTAAAAACGTTATTGTAAGCAAAATTATATATATTTTGATATTCTTTTAATAAAATATTAGAAGAACCGTTTATTGTAGACGTTCTAACATTAACTATACCTTGCTCTTGATTACTATTATTACTATCTAATTTGTATTTTATATAATATTTTTTAGGACTATTATTAAAATTCTCATCTAAATAAGTAAAATTATAAGACATAGTTAAACCACTTGTAGCATTTGATGAACCAAAAATAGAATCTTGCATAATCATACTTAAATCTCTCCATAATTCTATAGTAATTCTTTCATTATATGCATAACTACAAGCCAAAGTAAGATTTACATTTATTAAAATGTAAATTGTATTACATAAAGTAATTGTATTATAAAATGAATTACTTAAATCTATTATATTAGCAGTTAGTGTTGTATAATTATTAGCATCAAATAATAATTTGTTTGTGAAAATAATAGTATTTCTATAATTAGTTTTAATTTTAATTTCTCGTAATATTATATCAGATGAACCTTGTGTAAGAGAAGTTCTAACATTAATAATACCTTGGGGGGGATGACTACTAACAGGAGTAGTTTCTAATTGATATTTTAAGTAATATTTTTTTATACCACAACTAATATTTTCATCTAAATATGTTAAGTTATAAGGAATTGTCATACCACCAGTATCATTTGTTGAACCTAAATTTATATGTTGTGCAATCATGCTTAAGTCTCTCCATATTTGCACTGTTATTCTTTCATGTTTACCATGACTACAGTATAAAGTAGCATTAATATTTACTAAAATATTAGTAGTACTATTATTAGTATTGTAAATAGTAATTGTATTAAAAAATGAATTACTTAAATCTATTAAATTACCAGTGGTTGTTGTAAAATTAACACTACTAAATTGTATTTTATTAGAAGTATTAGTATATGCTGTATCTTCTAATTTAGAAATTTTATTTGTCAAATTTTGAGTATAAATTAATAATTTAGTAAAAATATTATTAATGCCAGGATTAATATTAGATGAATTTTTCAAATTGTCTATGTCTCTTGTAAGAGTATTAATATTTTTTTTTCCTATATATTTATATACGCTAATTACAGGTTTATTATTATTAGTTATATTATAAATTCCACCATATATATTTTGCTGAGCTAAGTTATTAAAATCAGAAAAAAATAAAATACCATTCTTATAATTATAAATCCAATTTCCACCTTGAATACCAAATGGTAAATTTTGTAAAACAGTTGAAGATTGTAATGAGTTTTCAGTAAAAACTTCATATAAGTAAGGGAATTTTAAAGCATTACCATCTGTGAAATCATAATATGATTTATAATTATATTGTAAAGAGTCTTCCAAAACATTATTATATGAAATATCTAATTTAAACCAAGATGCTCCATAATTTGAATTTTCTGTTCCGTATGTTTGTTGTAATTTTAGATATTTAAATCTTCTAACCGTTCCTGTACTATCATCTACAATACTACTTTGTGCTTTATTTAATGGATTATAATAATAATTATAAAAATCGCTAGGATTTAATCCTATTTCATTAGCACTTTTAACATTACCAGATGTATCAAAATCTGGATATTGAGTAATATTTTCTAATAATACATTTTCACTTAATGTATAAGTATTAAATTTGGTATTTACTTCTTCATAATAACTAATTTTTTCAGATGTAGATGGAAACCCCAATATTTCTTTAAAAATTATATTTAATTTTTCACTATCATCTATATTTTGTGTATCAGTCATATTACTAATTTAAATAAATATATTAATATAATTTATTTAAATTTAATAGTAGTGTGAAGCACTTCCATTAATAGATATATTATGCATATTGCTATTTCTTATTTGTATTTCTATTAATAAAGCAGTTACTACATAAACGTGTAAACTTTGATAATTATTTTTCTTAGGTTTCTCAATATAATCATCATATATATAATCTAGTGTATTAAAATTTTCATATATAATATTTTTAATACTATAGGCAATATTAGTATTATAGTAATTGGTATTATCATCATATATAATTCTTAATCCATATATATCGTATGGTATTTTATATTTTTGTATTTTTGAAATAATACGCTTTTTTGATTTAATTCTTTTTTCATAATAAATATTAAGATTATTATTAAGATTATTATTGTTATATAATAAATTTTTATCAATAATATTGATTATTTTATTAGTATGTTTTTCAAATAATTTAAATGATAACTCTGTAAAATTAGATAATAAAATATATATATAACATATAGATAACATATTATGTTATATATTATGTTATATTTAATATGTAATATAATATGTAATATAAATATGTAATATAAATATGTAATATAAATATGTAATATAAATAATTTATATTAAATAGTATTAGATATGTAATTATATTATAATTTAAATATTTTTTTTTACTTTTAAATAATGTTACAAAATTTGAAAGAGTTACATGACAAAAATAATTTACCAAATTTATTACTATATGGAAATAATTTAATTGGAAAAAAAACTTTACTGGAGCAATTATTATTATATATTTATAAAAATTATAAAAATATTGAAAATAATACACTAATATTGAATTGTAGTTTGGGGAAAGGGAACATAAAATTTATAAGAGACAATTTAAGATTTTTTGCAAATACAATAATTCATAAAAATATAACAAATTTCAAATCTATTGTCTTATTAAATGCTGATAGTTTAACATTAGATGCTCAATCAGCACTACGAAGATCGATAGAAATATATAATAATACAAAATTTTTTATTGTAACAGCAAATAAGTCAAAAATTATTAAACCAATATTATCTAGATTTTGTGAAATATTTTGCAATATTAACAATCTAAACAGTATTTATAAGTCATTAACAATAAATAATAATAGCAATAATAATAATTATAAATTTAATAGTAAACTTGGCATAATCATTAAAAATTTAGATAATGCTATGAAAGAATTAAGTAGTAATTCTATAAATAACCTATTAATTAATTATAGTTCATTAATATATAATAAAGGCATTAGTGCTAATAATTTATTAGAATATTTTACAAATTGTTCCAATTTTAAATCTGACTTCTCAAAATTTGTATTTTTTTTTGATATTTATAAGAAAGAAATAAGATGTGAAGAATTTTTAATATTTATTATTTTATATTTTTATAACAATAATTGTACTATTAAATTTTCAATATTTAATAATATTTAGTATTTAGTATAAATAATTTAATAAACAATTTAGTTTGAATTTTATTTAAAAAATAAAATTTAAATTATAAATATGGATGATTATACATTATCAACAATAATTGAATCCAAAAATGAGTGGTGTGCTAGATTAACTAATACGTTAACACCATGTATTATTGAAGGTTTAAGGTCTGTTTTTTCAGAAGCATATAATGTTTGTAAAGAAAACGATGAAGAGTCTAAATATTTAATGACATTTCAAAATTTTTTAAATAATATACCAAAATGGAGTTCTGAAATAGTTGAAAACGAGAAACAAAGAATAATTACATCAAGCGCATGTAACTATTTAGAAGATTTATTATCTTGCGTTCACATTACTCAATTAAAATCATTAACATCATCACGCGTAGGATTAAAACAAAAAAAAATTAATATAGATATACCTGACTTATGTAAATTTATACATAAAACATATATAAATGTTGCCCGAAAAGTTTATGTTAATATATATTTATTTGAAATAAATATTAAACCATTACAAACGCAAAAAAATAATAGAGAATTAGAATTAATAGTAAAAGAATGTATTTTAAATACAATAAGAGAGAGCATTCCTATTGAACATATATTACAAATGTATTTAGATGAGACACAAGAAACAGATGTTGAAGTAGAAGAAAAGAAAGAAATTGTCACAGATAAAGAAGCATTAGAGAAACTTAATAAATTAAAAGAAATTAAAGAATTAGAAAAAATAAAAAAAGAAGCACTTGAAAAAATAAAAGAAGAAAGTAAAACAAATTTAAAGAAAGCAATTAAAAATGCTACAAAAGATTTAAATGAAGATAATTTAGAAATATCAAATAAGAATAAAGATATAAATATAAATTCATTATTATCAAAATTAGAATCTAATTCCAGTAATAATTCGACCGATGAATCTAATAATGAATCCAATGATGATTCTGATATAGAAGATAATTATAAATTAAAAATAGATAAATTGAATATTAAATCAAGTGAGTTAAATATTAAAAATATTAAAAATGATCCAGATGAATTAGAATTAGATATTTTAGATTTAAAAACCGAATTGAGCACAGATGATGAAAAATCAGATTTGGAGTTAGATTTAGATATAGAAGAATTAAAATAAACTAATTCGTTATATATATAAAATTCATTTGTTTTCTAATAATAAATGAATTTTATACTACCATCATTAGCAATAAGTATTATATTTATGATATATAAAATAATAGATATGAAATATATAACTAAAGAAGAAAACACATTGAAAAATGTGACAAAGGATAGTTTAATAGTATTTTTATGCAGTATGGTATCATTATTTGCTTTAGAACAACTTAATATTAATGAAATAATAGGAAATTCAAAAGAGTCTTTAAGTGCATTTACAAATGAACCAGATTTTTAATATTTTATATTTTATATTTTTATATAAAATATAAAATATAAAATATATTTTTACACCATAATTGGTAACTCATCAATATTAAATATTGCTTCTGGATTATTGATTTTCTTTTTTGCTATTTGATATTTTTCAAATAGTGGTTTCTTTAATACATTTTGTGGGGTATGTTTATGAACACTACGTGCTATCATTTTATATAATTTGAAATCTGGGTATCTCTCAGAACCATCATTTTTATACAATATATTTTTATTTTTATCATCAAAAACCCATTCAATCATTAATTTTTTTATAGGAGACTTTAATTTTTTAATATCTTCTAAGTCATCAATAAAATAATCAAATAAACTACATCCCAGGCGACATAAATCAAAACTATAATTTGGATCTAAGCGTGGTTTATTTTCATTTAAATAAGGTTCGCAGTTATATTGTGTTGCAGCATCTCCATCGTGCGAGTAACTATCACTACATATAAATTTATTTTTAAATCTATAAATAGCTCTTCCAAAATCGATTATTTTATATATTTTACCAAATGTAGGAACTTTATAATGTGTGTTATTAAATTTATAATATAAATATTTCTTTTCTGTTGCTACATATACAATATTATTTGTATGTAAATCATTATGAGTAAAATGGAAAACTTTTTGATATGTAATTAATGTAAATAATATTTGTAAAACAATAGATTCCCATTCATCATCTTTAATTTTTTTACTTGAAATATAAGAATCTAATGTATCTTCACAACATTCTAATACTATAATTTCAACTGGAAATTTATCTATTGAACAAAATATATCTTCATCATCATCCTCACTTTCTTCGCTGCTTGATTCATCTGATTCGGTTTTGTTTGAGTCTAATGATTCTGTATTTGATGATCTAGAAGAACAAGACTCAGAATTAGTTGTTTCATTTTTGCTTGTATTATAATTACTTGATTTAGTAGATGATTTATCTAAAATATCCAAATTTTCATATGTCAATTCTAATTCTTCTTTTATTAAAAATTTGTTTTCTAAGCTACATACTTCAATACTATCTAAATCTTTAATAGTTGAATCTTGGATATTTAAATCTTGGATAGTTGAATCTTGGATATTTAAATCTTGGATATTTAAATCTTCGTTTGTTAAATTATTAGTTAAATCACTATTGTTATCATTTATTAATAATGATTTTTTATATTTGTTAGTTTTGCCAAAAATATTTTTCATTTTTTCACTTGCTTCAATTTTGAATAGATTATCTCTGTATTTATGAAAATAGTCTGATTCATTTAAAAATTCTAAATCTTCAGAAATATTAACTTTAAAATTATTTTTTATTCCTAAAAATGCACCATAATAATTTAATCCATTATAAAAACTATAGTTATTCAATAAGCAACTAGATAAAAATGAAAAAAAACCATCTATATATGCTGAGTTATTTGGATCCAATATTTTTTTATATTTTGTATGATAGTCACTATTATTAATAGTAGTACTATTATAAAATTTAGGTAATTCTAAAATATTATAACTATTATCATATTTACCTAACATATATTTAACTGGATCTATTAATGGACTAAACTTTATAAAAATATTTTTGCTACATACATTATTACATATATCACATATATCACCTACAAATTTATTATAATTTATTTTTTCAGATATATCTTCTAATCTATAACTATTATTTAGATTAATAGCATTATAATTATTGCTATTTAAATCAAAATAATTATTATATAATGGAAAATAATTTTGGACATTTGTTATATCTAAAAAATTATTGTTGCTAATTTTTTCAAAAAGTGGTTTGTTATTATTTTTTCTATAGTTTAATTCCATTTAATAAATTAAAAATACTTATTTTTCTTATTTATAACACAAATAATATTTTTAAATATTATTAAATATTACTAAATATTACTAAATATTACTAAATATACTATTTATTTTTTGTATTATTTAGTTTAAATCTTAGATTATTTTTTGTATTATTTAGTTTAAATCTTAGATTATATAATATTATTAGTAAACAATAATGACATTAGAATTAAAAAAATTTGATATTAAAACAATTAGTTTTAGACCAGATGAAAATAAAGGTCCTGTTATTGTTTTAATTGGTCGTCGTGATACAGGAAAATCATATTTAGTTAGAGATCTTCTTTATTATCATCAAGATATACCAATAGGAACTGTTATTAGTGGAACTGAAGCAGGTAATGGTTTTTATGCTGAACATGTTCCGAAACTTTTTATTCACGATGAATACAATACTGCTATTATAGAAAATATTTTGAAGCGACAAAAAACAGTATTGAAGCAAGTAAAAAAAGAAATAGAAGTTTATAAAAAATCAAATATAGATCCTCGTGCATTTGTTATTTTAGATGATTGTTTATATGATGGCAGTTGGACTAAAGATAAAATGATGCGTCTTCTTTTTATGAATGGGCGTCATTGGAAAATAATGCTTGTTATTACTATGCAATATCCTTTAGGTATTCCTCCAAATTTACGTACAAATATTGATTATGTGTTTATTTTACGTGAACCATATATAGCAAATAGACGAAGAATTTATGAAAATTATGCTGGTATGTTTCCAACTTTTGAAAGTTTTTGTCAAGTTATGGATCAATGTACAGAAAATTTTGAATGTTTAGTAATAAATAATAATGCAAAATCCAATAAATTACAAGACCAAATTTTTTGGTATAAAGCAGACCACCATAAAACTTTCAAATTAGGTTCAAAAGAATTTTGGGAAATTAGCAAAAATTTAGACTCTGATAATGAAGAAGAAATGTATGACCCAAATATTAGAGATAAGAAAAAAGGCCCAAAAATTAATGTACGCAAAACAAAATGGTAATAATTAATTTATAATATTTTTTTAATTAAATATTATAAATATTTGAAATATTTGAAATATTTGTAATGGATTTATTTTCTTTTATATAATTTTCTTTATGGTATTTATTTAATCAATATTTTTAGGAGATTCAGAAATAGGCTCTGATTCTTCTTGTGTCGTTGTTTTTTCTGCACGTTCTTTTTGTCTGTCTAGCAGTTCTCCTAGTCCGTGATCGTTATCCTTCTTTCTTCCTACAATAACATCTTCGGCCTCAAATAATTCTTTACGCAAATCAGCAGTAGATACATCATCATCCTCTTTATCACCAAAAAGCAAATTTTTACCTGGAACATCCATTCTATCCGCATTTATTAAATTGCCCTCTTCGTCTATTGTTTGCATTAATTTATTTCCTTCTTTTTGAGCTTTAGCAATATTTTCTTGAATTGCTTTCTTTTTACTTTCTTTAACACGTTCTTTAAATTGGTCTTTAGAAATTTCATCATTTTTCTTCTTATGACTCATAAGTTCATTTAAATCTTTTTCTAAATATTCAACGCGTCCTGTTTTATATGCTTCCGGATGAAAAGGCATCCACATACCGACTGCTCCTACATAAACATCATGATTTGGGTCTAGTTCTCTTAACATTTTACATCTCATTTCTGCCTCTTCTTGTGAACCAAATACTCCTCGCACTTTAATACCCCTAGTATTTGTTTGAAATTCATGTAGTTCATTATATTCTTTTTGTAATTGTTCTTCTTTAGCATCCATAAATGTTTTATATTCATCATCTAACGTAGTTAAAAATAGATTCTCTTTCTCCTCTTCTGCAAATTCCTCCATATCCTTGCTTAATTTATTAAAATCTAAATTATATTTGTATGCTAAAAAATTCAAAAATTGTGTATATTTTTCAAAAGTTTTTTTAAACTCAAAGTTCTTTAGAAATTTTTCAAAATAAAATAATTCTTTATTTTTAATATGGTCTTCAGGAGAGATAAAACTTAGGCACACGTATTTTTGACCGCTTAAAGGTTTGTCTTCATCTAATAAATCAACATATTTGGTTTTTTCTAAATTATTAACTGATTTATCTTTGTCTTTGTCTTTATCTTTATCTTTGTCTTTGTCTTTAGATTTAGAAGATTTTTTATTAAACATTTTATAAAATAGTATTTTAATATGATTTTAAGTATTTTATTTAAACATTATATTAATAAATTTTAATTATAATTTAACAAACTTTAATTATAATTATAATTAAATATGTTAAAATTTAAATTATATATTTAGGTAATTTTAAATATTATTAATTAAATAAAAATATTTAAAATTGTGTATAAATATAATTTTTTTCTTGAGTATTATTATAAAACAAAATGAATTTCAGTATGGGTGAATTAGTAAAAAGAGCAGTAAAATATTTGATTGAAGGTCTAATGGTTGCAATAGTTGCTTTTGTCATTCCGCAAAAACCATTGAAAATGGAAGAAATTGCTATTATTGCTTTAATGGCCGCAGCTACATTCTCTATATTAGATACTTTTATTCCAACAATGGGTGTAAGTGCTAGATCAGGTGCTGGTTTTGGTATTGGTGCTAATTTGGTTGGTTTCCCTAGAATGTAAATGTTATTTAATAGTTAAAAAAGATTTTTTAAAAATATATAAATATTTTATAATTTATATATTTTATAATTTATATATTTTATAATTTATATATTTTATATATTTTATAATTTATATATTTTATAATTTATATATTTTATAATTTATATATTTTATAGTTTTTTATAAAATATATATAAATAATTTGTATCCATTAAGGTTAGAAATTATTACTAAAAAAAATAATTATGAATAACTAGTAATTAACAACTATTTTTTTCATTTTATAATGTAAATATATTTACTAATAATAATATGAATAAAACCAAACCAGTAATAGGTATTTTAGCAACACCATATATAAAAAATACTATTTCTAATGAAATATTTTTAAAAGAAAATTTAATAAATTTTTTAAAGCAAAATTCAATTGAGTATATTATAATACCATATACTATTAATAAATTTAAATTAAATAAAATAATACCTAATTTGGATGGTTTCTTGTTTCCTGGAGGTCAAAATGGTAATTTTTATAATAATAAATTTATAAAGCAACATTTTTTAACACAAAAATATATAGTTAAAAAAATTAAATTACTTGCTAATAATAGTAATAATAAAATACCAATATTAGCAATATGTCATGGTTATGAAAATATGATTTTAATTGAAAAAAATTATAATTTAACAAATAAAAATATAAAAAACACTTTTATTAATGTAACTGCATATAATGATTATAAAACTGTTCCAAAATTTAGCAATAACAAATTAGGTAAGTTATTTAAAAATAATTTTAATAAGACTAAGAAAATAGTTCATAATAATTCATTAGCAGTTTATCCAAAACATAGAATTAAAAATTATGAAACTATTGCTGTTAGTTTAGATAAAAATAATAAAGAGTTTATAGAAATAATAAAACACAAAAAATATCCATTTTTTGGATATCAAGGACATCCAGAAATAAACAATACAAAATTATTTGCTCCTTTTATTAGTTATGTTAATAATTGCTTTAATAATAGCAAATTAAAACAAAAAACAATAATAAAAAAAAAATATTATAATCAAAATTTAATAAAATTAAAATCAAAAAAAGTTTTTTGTAATAAATTTAACTTGGCAAAAACAATAAAACAGGGCAAATGTATACTATATAAAATATAATTTATAATTTATATTAAAAATATTTACTTTTTTTATATTTTTTATTTTTCTTTGTATGCTTAATATCATGTTTCATATTTTTTTTTGATTTACTTATTGATTTATAATCTTCTTTTGGTATATACCTAAAAAAATTAATATTATATAATTTTGAATTACGTAATACTTCGTTCTTTTTAATTTTGGCATATAATTTTGCTTTTTCTTCTCTCATATCCTCTAGTGTTTTTTGCTTTCCGTAACAGGTCACGCTAAATCTTCGCAATAACCCTTTTTGTTCAAGACGATTCTTTAATTGAACTTTGAATAAATATTCAGCTATACACAATAGTCTATTTTCATCATAATATGGTCTATTTGCATATATAAATATTAAATAAAAACTTAATATAGTATCTATTGATGCTACTTTTATTTGTTGTCCATTAATATTTATTAAATTATAACTATGGCAGGCAGTTGGTTTATAAATAAATGCTATTACATCATTATTTACTATAATCTCATAATGAACATCAATATATTCGCCTATTGGTTGTTTTTTAAAAATTTTTACATTTATATAACCTTCATAGTTTAATTGTTCTTTCAAAATAGTTGCACTAGATTCGGGATTTTCGCTCAATACATCAAAATCTGGAATATTAGAAACTTGCTTGCTTTCTTTATGTGGCATATATTTACTATATAGTGTTGATGCGTATCCCCCAAAAAAAACTAAACCTTGATTAATAAATGAAGTTCTAGTAATTTCATATATATTATTTTGGTCCTCTTGGGTTCCTTCATATTTTCTTTGAAAATCTTGTTTATCGCATAATATACCTTTTAATGGATAATTTTTATTTAATAATATAATACGTTTTAATATTTTTTCCCATCTAGATACATCTCCCATAGGGCGCGATAATTCAACATACATTGCCATACGTAGAAAATTAGGTGGACAATAATTGATTCCATTAATTTTTATTGCTTTTTTAGAAATATTTTGAAATAATTTATTATCTAATAAAGTAATATCTGCTATTGGTACAAAATTAACAAATACTTTATATGTTCCACTATGAACTCCTGATTTTGCTTCTACTTCTTCATATCCTGCTTTATAATATATATTTGCTAAATCTCGGGCATACTCCATAGCATAAGGAGAAAAAAAATCATAATCAGGTATTTCAATGTTTTTATTATAAAATCTATATTGTTCTGGTAATATATTATTTATTGCAGTTCCACCATAACATAAAATTTTATGCGTTCGCAAAAAAGTTTCTAAAATTTCAATAATATTTTTAATAGTATCTGATTGAACTAATTTTTTTCCTATAATATATGTAGCATTATCTATAGCACTTCTTAATATTTTTAATTCTTTTTCTTCATATGATTCTATCATAATATAATATATATAATCATAATATAATATATTATGAAAAATATAATCAAAATATAATTCAAAATATAATCAAAATATAATCAAAATATAATCAAAATATAATTATCTTCTTCTTCTAAATTGATTAGTTAATCTGCTTGTAATATCTTGTGATGAATAATTATTCAAACCTACTCCGACAGTAGAGTCGAGAGATGGAGGAGCAGTATTTATTAACATTATTTCTTTGAGGACCCAAGAATACATTCCATCAATCTCAAATTGGTCATTATAACCAATTAGATTACTATCTAAGTTTTGATGCTTCATACAAATTGCTTGGCATCCATTCACAAATGAAGCAATAGAATCATAATTTTTTATTGAATTATCTAAATTTGGTAATACTATTGTATATTTTCTTTTTGTATCTTCAATAAATTGCGAGTTGCCATCTTTAGCAACTATGTCATTATATCTATAAGTATTACAATATGAACTTTTACCTTTTAAGTTAATATAATTTTTTAATTTTGCTAATTTAAGATTTATAATAATATTTGGTTCAGGATTAAAATCACAAATAATTATAATTTTTCTATATAAATCTTTCATTTTAATACTTAATACAGCAGCATCTTTATAAGTTTTTAATAATGAAAAATTTGAATTAATACTTCTATCAAAATATTCTTCAAATAAATCACCCATTTTTTCTAACATAGATAAATTTGTGCTCATTACTCTAAAATTTAATATTAATGGGTCATTAGCACATATAGTTTTAACTCCGTCAAAAGCATTTTCAGTTATTGTAGTTAATACTTCACTTAATAATAAAGCATTATATGTTTCTTTAATATAATTACTATTTGCTGTAGAAGAAGCAACAATAGGATCATTATTATATGAATAAATTTCAAAATCTAAGAATCTACAACCATTACTTATACATTTTTCTAAAGCACATAAAGCAACAAAATTATTCTTATATCCATCTCCGCAGCAACAATTATAAGCACTTTTAACATGATAATTAACTAATGTACTATTTGAATTATCAAATATTGCTTTACCGCTAGATTTAATTTCTCTATCATTATTAAAATAAGATTCATTTGTTGGACTAGGATAATATATATCTAATTTAGTGCATGATTTTTCTTTTAATCCTAATCTATCAAATATCCAACCAACTAAAACTATCAATAATAATATAATAATTCCTAGTGTTATTATTAGAGTTTCTGATTTATTTAACTTATCAATAAATGTTTTAACATTCTCTCCACTAGTAATTTTAGTTGCCATAATAATTATAATTACTATATATTTTAATTACTATAAAAAAATTAAAATATATTATGACATAAATAAAAATTATAATGTTATATTAATTAATAATATGGCAGGTGGATTATTAAATTTAATAGCGCTAGGAAATCAAAATATCATTTTGACTGGTAATCCAACTAAAAGTTTTTTTAAGTCAACATATTCTAAATATACTAATTTTGGATTACAAAAATTTAGAATTGATCAAGTGGGACAAACTGAATTAGATGTTAATAAAATTTCTAAATTCAGTTTTAAAATTATGCGTTATGGAGATTTGCTAATGGATATGTATTTAGTAGTAAAATTACCTAAAATTTGGAGTCCTATTTTAAAGTATTCTTATAATGATGAGGATACTATTCCTATTGATGAATATAGACCATATGAGTTTAAATGGATAAAAAATATTGGTTGTCAAATAATTAAAGAAGTTAATATAACAATTGATGGTACAACAATACAAAAATTTAGTGGTCATTATTTGCAAAATATTGTAGAGCGTGACTTTGATGCCAACAAAAAGGCAATATTTGATAAAATGACAGGAAATATTAACGAATTAAATGACCCAGCAAATTATTATAATAGAAATAATAATTACCCAAATGCATTTAATAGTTATAATATTAGTTCTGATATAAGTGGCATAGAACCATCAATACGCGATTATAATTTATATATACCAATAAATAGTTGGTTTTCTATGTCATCTTTAATGGCTTTACCCTTAATATGTTTACAATACAGCGAGTTAGTTATAGATTTTACATTAAGACCTATTACTGAATTATATACAATAAAAGATGTGCTATATAATAATTCTACAAATCCTATACCATATAATAATTTTCCACAAATTCAAGCAAATCAAAATGAGTTTGTTTACCAATTTAAAAGATTTATACATCCTCCACCAATTGGAATTACAACTTATAATTCAAATAATTTAAATAATTTAAATAATACTGATGATTATGTAAATTTAAAAAATACTATAAATAGTAATATTCATTTAATATGCACACAATGTTTTTTGGAAGAAACTGAACGAAAACATTTTGCTAAAAATAGTCAGAGTTATTTAATACGAGAAATTAATGAATATAATTTTGAAAAAGTTATAAAGTCAAGCAAAATAAAAATAGAGTCAAAAGGTTTAATAAGTAGTTGGATGTGGTATTTTCAAAGAAGTGATGTTGCTTCCAGAAATGAATGGTCTAATTATACTAATTGGTTATATGAAGACAAAATCCCAAATGATTTAAAAAAACTTACTATTACTGAGAATTATATTGATGTGACTAAATATTATAGTCCACCTTTTAGTTATAGTGGTGTAGTAGGTGGTCTGGATACTGTTGATAAATATATTTATATAACTGGAGAAAGTCCAGATGTATACTCGCAAACAAATCAATGTGAAATAATGAAAAATTTTGCTATAATTTGTGATGGTAAATATAGAGAACAAGATTTTGATAGTAATATTTTTAGTAAACTAGAAAAATATAATAAATCTAATGGATCGTCTTCAAAAATTGGGTTATATTGTTATAATTTTTCACTAACAACAGATCCATTTAAACTACAACCTAATGGAGCATTTAACACTAATTTATTCAAAACAATTGAATTTGAGTATAATAATTATAGTAATCCTCCTATTGATTCTATAAACTCAAATTTCACGACTATATGCGACCCTATTACACGTGCTGTTATTGGAGTATCAAGAGACCCTACTAGTATTTATAAATATACTTATAATTTATATGTTATAGAAGAAAAATATAATATATTATTGTTTCAAAATGGTTTTGCAGGATTAGTGTATTCTAAATAAATTATAGATTATATTATAGATTATATTATAATAATTTTAAAATAATGTAGTTTTTTTTACTTTATGCGTTCCATATTTATATTTTAATTTTGCTTTTTTCGCCAACTTTAATGCTTTAGATGATTTAGAGCATCCATTTTCTAATATTTTATAATCTATTGCTGATGCTTTACCACCGCTAATAGAACTTGCTAAGCGTGCTAGTCCCCAACTATGACTAGATTGATTTGGTCTAGAACCAGATGAATAATAAGCACCCTGTCCTTTATTTACAATTTTACGTAAAGAATTTATAGAACAGCCTGTTTTTTTTGAGAGATTAGAATTAATTACTAACTTATCAAGATTATATATTTTTTTTACATTTAATATATGTTGTGAAGGTTTGGATTTATATGAAGAAATATGTTTTCGTGTATAATATTTATTTTTTTTATAAGCTTTACGTGATTTTTTTAATTCATTTGCTATTGTTTTTTTATCTTTTTTACTTATGTGTTTTGGTAAATATTTAATAGGTACATTCATAGTATTTATATTATTGTATAAAATAAAATAAAATTATTATATCTTATTTTATTTTAATATATATATTTTAAAATAAAATATGCATGAAAAAATTATTAAATTTGAGAGAAGTAAAATAACGGGCAAAAAATACACAGCATATATTAAAAATAAAGCTACACAAAAAATACGCAAAATACATTTTGGAGCATCAGATTATCAACAATTTAAAGATAGAACACCTTTAAAATTATATGCTTATAAAAATCATAATGATCGTAAACGTATGCAAAATTATTTTAATCGGCATTCAGGCACAAAAAAAAGAGGAACAGCAATAGCATTAGAAAAGAGAAAATCGAAAGGTTATTATAATGCTAAAATATTGAGTCATGTATATTTATGGTAACATTTTTTCTCCTTCTTCAATAATATTATAGTTAAAAGACCAATCATCTATTTCTTTTGGTGTTTGTGCTCCATTTTTTATTGCCTCTTTATAACTCCAATAAATAGGATTTGCTTTGAGTTTCCATTCTTGCGTTTTTAAATCACTTAGTCCAGACGCATCAAAATCAAACAATTTATATTTTCCATCCACAGATTTTCCCATATTATCAAATTTCCAATCTACATACATAATTCCTAGTGTTTGTAAAAAATCTTTTACTTTACTCATAACTTCTATTATTTCATTTAAGTCTTCACTTGTCATAATAAGTTTATATAATGGATTTGATTTTTCTGTATTTACTTGTTCCATGTCGGCATAACTAGTGTTAATAGTATAATAATGTACAATATTTGGATGTGGATGTTCCATTAATATTTTAACTATTGCTAATTCCATCTTTTTTGAATAATCTAAGAATGGATGAGGTTTACCATAATTTTTTCTAAAAAATAGTTTGCCATCATATGTCTCGTCTACATGCTCTACAGAATCTGTATCCGGGTCATAAATAGTAGATTTTGTTCCAGTCATATTTTTATTTCTATATAATCTTGATGTTTTTCTTTATATTTTATATTTTATATTTTATATTTTATATTTTATATTTTATATTTTTATTACTTTTTAAAGTTTTATTTTTTTTCACATAGTCCAGATATTTTGTTTTTACGAGTTCCATTAGGGCATCGTTTAGATTTTGTGTTTTGTTTTAATAGTTTGTTTTCTTTTTTAATAGCACTAGTTATAATTGGTTCACATATACCGCTTATTTTATTTTTACGAGTTCCATTAGGGCAACGTTTTAAGTTTGTTGCTTGCTTCTTTGTTACATTCTTTGTTACATTCTTTGTTACATTCTTTCTTTCTTGTATTACTTTTATAGGCTCAATTAATGTAGGCACAATTATTTCATTTTTAGCTTTATTTTTATTTTTATTTTTAGTTTTAGTTTCAGTTTCAGTTTCAGTTTCAGTTTTACTAATTACGTCTAAATATGACAACTTAACACCAATTAATTTTCCTAAATAAAATTTCTTACAACCACTAGGAATTTTAAATTGGTCATTATTTTGTAATGAAGCTCTTACAATTATTACCGGAATTTCACCATAAAATTGATGTGCTAATGTTGCTTTTTTATTAAAAGTTAGTTTTAAATTTCTTGGTAATAATATTTCATTTTCAGCTTTGTATTTTGTTGTATTTATCATATTTATATATGGTACACCATTTGATATCATAATTTTATATACGCAACATTTGGTTTGTCCGCCTTTTTTTATTCCTGAAAATCCTACTGCTACTTTAAAGTTTGTAGTAATAGACATAAAATTTTGCACTGTTATTGAATCGCCTTCTTTTGTAAAATTTTCAAAAGGTTGTTTCATTCCTCTAAAATATGCTTTTTCCGAGTCTTCATGCCTTGGTGCGGCTTCTAAAAATGCTCTATCTAAATCTTCTATTTTAGCTAAAATTGCGAAAAGAGCAGTTTTTTTAGTGTCTCCATAAACTTTATATGTTTGATTAAAAATAGGAGTCAAAAAATAGGGGAGACCTAATCGTAAATAAGAATTTATTGGTCCATCCCATTTATAAGAATAATCA